CCGTCCCCAACCATTTGTGCTCTAAATTCAGATACGGTAAATGCCATTTTAATCTCCTATTATTACTTATTTATTAAGCTGCGCCAACGATTGTTGTGAAGTCAACGCCAGTTCCAACGGCAACAAAGTTCAACTGGATGTAATTAATAGAGCGTGCAGGTTTAATGTAAATATCACCAACAAATTGATTAGAATCAATAACTTGTTGTGTATTATTTGTTGAATCGCAAACTACTTTATAGTCTGTGATACCACGGCGGCCTTGAACATCTCTCAAGAATGGAGTTACCAGAGCAATAAATTGAGCACGAGTAAACTCGTCATTCATTTCAAACATTGAATATTGTGCTGCTTTTCCGATTGCTCTTTCCATTGTGATGAACAATCTACGTACATTGATTCTATCAAATGCTGATGGTTTTGATGTCAGAACTTTGTCACCAAACAATACAGTACCTTGACCAGGGAAAGATACAACTGAGTTTACACCAGCTGCATACAATACGTCACGATATGTTTTTGCTGGATTCCAAGCCAACTTGATAGCATTTTTGATAGCACCACGATTGAAACCTGCTGGAGAGAACCATGGATCTCTTACTGAGTCTGTGTATACACATAGACCAGCAATGTCAGCATTCAATGGAATCCAACGATATACATTGTTGTATTTGTCAAACTGATACTTCCAACCTGAGTCAGCAACAACATAAGTTGAAGAACGAGACAAGTTAGCTAACCATGTTTGAATGTTACTAGTTTCACTTCCTGCTTGATTTACAACAGCGTTTGATGGTGGAGAAATGAATCCAACACAATCAGCACGTGAATTAACAATAGAATCAATGATGTGTTGTTGCAAAGCAACGCTAGCATCACCAGTAATAACTAGTGAAATGTCCAATGTTTCTTTATTTGCAAACAAATCATAGGCACTTTGTTTATCGGAATCTTGTGGTACAGCATCTGTTCCACCAGACAAGTTGTATGTATCAGCTTGTGTCAATTGAGCAAAAGACACGCCAGCTGCATTTAAACCCCATGTAGAGTGTGTTGCTGCATATTCTGAAGGATCAACTGCATAAACATATTTTGAGTTGGTATAAATTACTTGTTTGTAGAAATTAGATGCACCGTTAATTTCAGCGTCATAAGCTTTTGATAGGAATGGATAAATTTCTAGAACTGTTCCTTGAACACCACTAATCAAACCACCTGAATCGATAACGATTACGTGCAATTCATCATTAGAACCACCTACACTTGCTGCATAACTAGATGTGCTTGGTGCTGCGGTGAAATAGTTTTTGTAAGTCCATGTTGAGAATGCTGTTGAATTATCACAAACAGATACTGTTAGTGAGTTTCCTAGAGCACCAGGATATCTGGCCACAAAAGGACCATAGTAGTTAGAATTGTTAATATACAACTTAGTTGCTTGGAATACAGATTCGTTTGCAATTTGAATTGTTGTTTGGTTGTTTGAAGTTGCATTTAAACTTCCAGTACCAACAGCTCGAACAATTCTTAAATTGTTACCGTAGGCTAAGAAGTTTGCAGCACTAAAGAATGATACTGCTGAGTTTGAATCGGGTTGGCCAAAACGATTAACCAAAGTTATTTCGCTATCGACTAATGTAACTTGACTTACTGGACCCCAGTTAAAATATCCAGCAAAAGCACCAGCAGTAGTAAGAACTGAAGGTACGACTGTTGTTAAGTCTACTTCAGAAGTGTTTACGCCTGGAGAGATTTGAAATGCCATTTTATTCTCCTTGAATTATTATATGTTTCTTGGCAGTGAATACCATAGAGATATTTATGTAAGACGCTTTTTACATTACCTGTGTAGACTTCTTATATAGTTAGAATAAGTCTCACTGGAGTCTGCTTTTTCCCATAAATCACCATCCATTACCTCAAATGGATGCTCAAAACCATCATCAATGATAGGTGACGGCAAGTTTTCTTCGTCATGTTGGTTCATATTTTGAAGCTGCAACTGTTTTCTTAGGTCATGGTTAACAATTTCTTTGAAATATTTTTGTGTAACCGCCCATGCAAAAACAACTAATGACATCACCATGTCATCATTTGCACCTTCTTCCGCTGAAAATGAATTTTTATTTGCCACAAAAGTGGTCAATTCTGAGTATGTATCAAAGTCTACAATCTGGAGTTTGTCGGATTCAATGATGGTCTTTAAGTTGGAACATCCAATACGTTTGACCGCAGGTGACATTTTAAGACCCATTTGAGTACCACGTTGGAAACCAGCAGACAATTGTTGAGGTTTCTTATTGCCTGTATACACTTTCAATAGGTTTTCATACTCTAATTCATGGTGCAACGTATCTGCAACCTGTGGATTATTGTTAATTTCTACCAAAATATAGGCATCATTGTACATTCTGGCTGCATTATAGATGACTGATGGGAATAAAATTGGTGAGATAGATGAACTTTTGTATGCTGCAACCTGTCTGTAAGGTGTTGTTGACACATCAATGACCAAAAATGTAGATGAGTCCAGATTTTTACCTTCTGAAACGTCAACTGCAATAAAATACATATGGTCTTTGAGATTAGATTCACCATCTTCTTTGATTGGCATCTCGTAGATTTTAAGTAGGTCGTGATTTGTAATTGGTTCTTTGTAAGTTAAATTCTGTAATTTGATACCAGAAATCAAAGTATTAGACGAACCTAAGAATAAAGTTTCAAACTCTTGTTGGAATTGTCTCTCACTTGTGTTTCTTACAGTTTCTTCTTTCCATGCTTCATCTCGACCGGGTACCATCGACCAGTGAATTTCAAATGGAACATAGTTGGATTTTTTGTTAACCGCATCCGACCACAATTTATAGAACAAATTCATTCCGTTTGGAGTCGAAACGATAATAATCTTTGTGGTTTTACCAGATGAAATAACAGGATAAACTGAGTTAAAGAACTCGTGTGCAATATTTGCAGGTACGAAAGCAAACTCATCCAAGAATACGATGTTGAATGCACCACCACGAACTGCTGATGATGACGTAGAAGCTGCAATTAGTTTAGAACCATTCTCTAGTTCCACATTACCTTTGTTCCACGTAATCACACCTTGTTGCAACCATTGTGGCAAATTTTCATATGCCAGTTGGTATTTGGCCAGAATGTCACGTGCTAAAGAACCTTTGTTGGCCAGAATGGCTACGTTTTGTGAGTCTGTGAATAGTGTTGCATGTAAAAGGTATGCAACTGTGGTAGTAGTTTTACCCACCTGACGAGGACATTTGGTTATAACAAAACGATTGTCTTTGAAAAGGTTTAACATTTCTTCTTGAAATGGCCACATCTCAAAGTTCATCAAACCTTGGTCTACGTTTACAATCTTGATATAATGTTTTGCAAAATAGATAGGATCATTTGCACACTTAATGTACTCATCAACTTGTTCTTGTGTGTATTGTACTTGTACACCCGCTCGTTTCAATAACGGGTTGTCACGGTAACTATCTTTTATCATTCTTTATTCTTTAAAAATTTACTCAATTCAGATGTAGAACCTACAAATATAGCTTTATCGATGTTGGTATTGCCTTCTTTCTTCTTGTTCATGTCACGCATTTCCTTTTGAATCTTCAGAAGTCTATCATTGGCTTCTGTCATATTCTTTAAGAGTGTGGCATAAACTTCAAAGGCTCTTGGATGTTGACCTGCCTTTGCAATCTGAAGTATTTCTTCCATTGCATCTTTGCCTGAATCAATAATCTCTTGAATGTTTTCTTTAGACTGTTGGTATGCATCAGTCAAGTCTTGTTCAACGTCAGGCGTGTTGTAGTGAGTGACAATAGTAGGAAGTTTTTCTTTTTTTTCTTCCGGTATTGGAGTCACATCAAATAGTTCTGATAAATTTTTATTAATGTCATTCATAATATTATGTAGGTGTTGATCCGTTATATCTTGACAGCCAATAGTTAGCGTTTTGTAAATGTTCTGAAGATGTTAATACTCTATTGTAAGCATGTGCCGCTGCAATATCACCATTGAAACCAGGTATCGTTTGTGTTGCACCGACAACAGGTGTAGTTGCTGTTGGTCCTGGTAATACTGTCGCACTATTACCAACAAGGTTTCCGTTTACATATAGTGTCCATCCGGTTGTTGGACTGTATGATGTACTTACATAGTACCAAGTATTATTTGCTTCTGCACCTACTGTTTGGTTTACATCAGAATATGCTGCACCATTATAGTGGTTGCCTGCGGCAAATATTTGTGTGCCATTATTGAACCAAGTAGTATCTCTAGCCTCAGCAGAACATTGTAAATAACCAGAACCCATTGGTGCTGAGTTTGCACCGTTACCACGAATCACTGCACCTTTACTATAACTTAAACTTGGATTCATAAATGCACTAGGTGCTTTGGCCCAATTGGCATTGTTGGCATGGAAATATGCTGTACTAGTTCCTAAATTAATTACATTAGATGAATTAACCCAAGGTGTAGACGTTCCATTGCCACTATAAAAAGTAAAGTTTCTGTTATAACCACTTGTATCTGTCCAAGTATTTCCTGATACATAGTTTTGCATATCAAGGTTGTAATACAAACCGGTTTG